ATTATTATTACCTGATACTTTATCAAAAGCCATCTTTGTTTCTCCTATTATTTATTAGTTATTCTTAAAATTGATATGAGTTAACTGTTTATACGATGCGACCTTCTCTATGAGCCTTATCAATGTCTGTCTCAAACTTACTGTACTCGGATGGTTTAAGAGCTTTTACCTCTTTCCATGTCCATTGCTTTCTATTATCATTAGGTTGTTCTGATGATTTAGTTTTAGAAATTGCTTTCGCTGCTTCTTTTTTAACATCACTAGAAGAAACCTTCTTCTTAGAAATACCTCTGTCATACTTGTATAAGTCAATTGCCCTTGCTGCTTCCAACGGATTTGCATCATTCTTGTAAAGCATATTTTTTATATACTCTGGTTGAACAGATGCCCAATCATGAAAATCTTCGCTCTCACGAAGTTCCGCATAGTCAGGATGCTTCTTTGACAATTCTACTTCTGCTCTATCTCTAGCAAGTTTGGATTGTTGTCGTTTAATTTCTAACAACTCTTCTTCCATTTCTTGTTTAGATTTCATAGTAGCTTCTGTAGTTAACTGCATAACAGAATCATACATTTCAGGATACTCTCTTCTCCACTCTTCAAGTTCTTCTTTAGATTTAAAGGTGGGTCTAGTTTGTACCGCTTCTTTTTCTTTTTTAAGTTTGTAGACTTCATCTTTGTGCTTAGATAATGTCTCATCGTAATGCCGTTTTAAATCGTCATATCGCTTCTTAAAAGCGGCATCTTCTACTCCGACAGGGCGAGATTCATCAGGTTTCTTCTCGTCAGTTTCTTCCTTTGATTCTTCGGTGGCTGTTGTTTCAATTTCCTTATCCATTAAGTTCCTACTAGGATGCTTATAGGGATTTGGAGTTGCGAGTTCTTCTGTTGCTTGAGAATTTTGTTCTTCTACAACAGTAGAGTTCTGTTCGTCTTTTTCCATTTATCCTCCTTCGGGGTGCAGTTGGAATCTGGTCGCCCCTAATTTGCAGGGCCGTTACGCTGTAACGGGTGGCTGCATCATACCCCCACCTGTCATAGGTGATGGGTTTTCGCCTTGCGGTGAAACTTGTGGTTGTGCCTGTGGTTCAGGAACTGCTTGTTCCATAATTGTACCAAACTCTGCACCAAATACTTTAGACATAAAGTCTCTAAATTGTGGTACATTTAATTGTGTAATTAGCATTGTTTCTTCTTCAGAAAGATTTTGTAGGTTATTAGATACCTCTCTAGGAGATACTTTTAATTCCATAGTTGTAGGTGGGGTAACATCTGCTCCCATCACTCCTTGTCTTTCTGGCATTTCTTGATTCATTGTTTCTTCTTCCATTATTTAAATCCTCTCCTTTTTTTCCATTCGTCATCTCCTAAAACAACTATGTCATGGTAGTCATAATCAGCATAAGTTGTGTTGTTAATTTTAAATGTTCCTCCTTTTACTATTGGAACATACACAAATTCTGTAATATCTTTTACTTCTTTTGATTCAGGGTGGTCTGCTACAAATATCCATTTATTATTATGTAATACACCATGAGAACCTGAAACTTTTATATCGTCTATTAAATAGTAAGGATTATTCATTTTAAATTGTACCATACCTTCTACTAAAGAATCATTAATATAGTCACCTGCTTTTATATCTTTAATTTTTTTACCATTAACGTCTGTATCAGGATGAAAACATCTAGTAGTTCCTGTAGCTGTTGCACCACCTTTATAATCTTTACCACCTTTAGATTCTGCTTGTTTGCTTCCGCCTCCATCTCCGCTTGAGTTACCTTGATATGTACCCCCATAACTTGATGGTAAGTCTTTTTCCTTTTCACCTTTTTTATTATACGTAGGTTCTGCTCTATCTCCTGCACCTGAATAAACAGAAGCTTTATTTAAAAGACGTATTTTTTCTTTAGGGTCATTTTCATTTTTAGCTTGTTCTACAATTTTATTAAATTCATTTTTCATATCATCTGGTTGGTTTCTTTGCTCTTCTCTTTTAGAGTCTCTTTCCTTTTTACTTTTATCAAATTCTTTTATGCTTTCGGCAGCATATTGTTCTTGTATAGTTTTACTAAATTTACTAATATCGTATTGTTTACCATATCCTAATTTATTTAAATGATAAAGACTACCACCCTTATTAAATGTTGAACCTTTTGTATTTAATAAAAATTGTGAAGATAGGCTACCAAAATTTGCTGCTAAATCAATTACAAGTGAATTCATTTCTTTTGGGCCTAACCCTATTCCACCCGAACCATATGCATTTCCTAAAAAATTAAATAAACCTTTTCCTTTTATATTTCCAAAGTCATCTTTACTATATAAAGCGTTATTAACATTATCTATATTTTCTATAAAACTTTGTCCATTTTCATTTAAAGTTAATATAGTATCTTCAGGTCTATTACTTAAAGGGTCTAACTTTTTAATATCTATATCTGCTGTTGCTAAATTATTTTCTAAAAGAAATTTCATTTGACCTTTCATATTAACAGAACTACCATTGACATTAATTAAATTAGAAATAAATCCTATTCCAGGCGTGTCGTCTTTAAGATTTTCTAAATTTGAAAAATTAAAAGATAAAGAACTCCCATCTTTAGTTATTAAATTATTTACACCATAATAATTATTACTATCTACTCCACCATTTTCATATAAATTAGCATAAAAATTTAATTGTTGTTTATTAGTAAGGCCCGGAGCAGTATCATAAGTAGGAATAAATTTTTCTGATGGTTCATTTGGTTTTTGTTGTGCTACTTGTTGGCATACACCATTAACTAACTTATATCCCGGAGGACATGGGTCTACTACGGGTTCAGGAGTTTTTACTTCTTCTGTAGGTGGTGTTACAGGAGCTGTGGGTGTACCTACTTCTACCTTTCCCTCTCCTACTTTTGGTAATTTACTTTCATCAAATTGTGGTAGCATACCTTTTTCAATTTGTTTTAAATTTCTAGGGTAGCCTTCTTCTTTACTGCCATAATTAATTATAGCATTTGGTCCTGTATATTGTTTTCCTTGGACTGTCATAATACCATTAGTAGACGTATTATAAACTTGCTGTGTTGTACTCACAGGTGCTACACCTGTTGATGATGTACTACTTGAAAAAGGAAACATTATCCCTGTTGATTCTTTATTTAATATATCTGAAAGTTTAGTTGCCATTATTTTTTATTTAGTTGTCCTCTAAGATTCATTATTTGGTGCAGTAAAGCCGCCTTGCCCTGTAGCCTGTGGAGTTCCAACTCCGATGTTGCCACCTCCAGACCCTTGTGTGTCTGCGTTATTTGCTCCTGCAGGTACTCCTCCAACACCCCCCATACCTGTGGGTTGCTCGTTAGGATTTGCATTTTGTTGATTTCCATTCATGTCTCCCATCTGTTTCATAAATATTGCTGCTTGTTCAGGGTCATTGATTACCTGTTCAGGGTCTACATCCATAGACTTTGCAATCTCTTTAATAATACTGTGCCATTTAATATGTGGTGCTAAGAACTGATTAGAAGCTACTTGCATAAATGTCATTAGTCTTTGTGACCTTACTTCTTTAGTCATCAGAGAAGTTGTTCCCTGTGCCTTAATATTTAAGTCACCTTCTATTTCTGGCATATCTTTATTAAACTGCATATTCCATTGGAACAATGTTTCACCCAATGGCTTTAGTAAATAGTCATCTATATTTTTTATAACTGTTTTTATATTAAGTGCTGCTGCACCCATTAACATAGACATTCCAGAAGCTGTTCTAGTGGTAGAATTAATTCCTGTTTGTCCATGTGAGTAAGAAGGTATACCTGTAGATTCATCAGCTAACTGTCTGAACCTATCAAAGATTTGCATATTCTCTACTGCAGTACTTGGAAACTTTAATCCGTGAATGGCTTGTCCTGTTTGACCACTCTGTCTTCTAAATATTTTTCCGGGATATACAGACATATCCTGACCCGGTACTAACATAGTTTCATCTACATCAAATACTAGGTTTCCTGCTAATGCTAAATTATCAATAGCCATTCTTGCATGACCATTCATGATGGTCTGTGCATCGTCCATATTTTCAGGTATGCCTACACCAAAGAATTGATATGGATTGATTTCATAAGGGCATACCATAAAGGGATTTCTTGCGGGGGTAAAAGGATTTAATACTAGTCTTAGTATATGTCCATTACATACCCATGCATTAATTTGAACTTCATCTAAATCAGAATCAAAACCATCTGGGATTTCCATACCTGATTCTTCAACAAAATTCTTATCCATTGTTCCCCAATATTCTAGAATTTCAAATCTGTTTTTATTAAACTCTTCTTGATTTTCTCTATCATATAATGCGGTTTCGTAACTTCTTGTTTCGTAATTAGAACCCATTGCTAAACAATCTTTAATAGCAGACTTTCTAAAGAAAGGTCTATTAGCTAAATCTCTTAGCTGAGTTCTGTTGTAAATATGCCTTTGGATAACATAGTCAGCATCATTAATATTGACTGCATCAGGGTCTGGATATAAATCCCATAAACTAACAGCTTCTACTTTAGGTACTATTTTTGTTTTAGGTGAGTATTCTCTTTCACCCTCATCATTGAGTATCCATTTGTGTTCAGCTTGTTCATAATTAAAAGGACCTTTTAGAACTCCTGTTCCAAGTAAGCACATTTCAAATAACACATGACGCATAACAGATATAGCATGAGATTCTTCTAGTTGGTCATGGATTAATCTTTCCATGTTCCTTGCAGCTTCAGCCGCAGGTTCAATCTGTGGCATATTTTTTAAATCAGGTGCTGCCCCTTCTTCAAATCCTGCATCTTTATACTTTTCTTTTAGACCATTAAGTATATCGTTAGCAGTAGCACCGGGAGATATTTCTTTACCATCCCCTTCAAAACCATAGATGTCTTCCATCCTATCATCTTGTTCTTTTAAATTATCAGGCTTTATATGAGCATACTTGCTCGTACCTGATGGAACAGAAGTAGGAAAAATCCCAATAGGAAACTTCCCTTGAGAAAATAGTACTTCTATTAATTGTCCGTAAGCGGCTAGTACTTTTGTTTTAGTTACCTTAACAAATACTCTTGATTTTTCTGAATCTCTAAAAGCCATATCAGAACCATAAATTCCTCTATAGTTTCTATATGACCTTAACCATCTCTTCTCATCATAGAGGCGAGATTGCTCTGATTCTTTTAACCTAGTTTCAATTATTGAACCTAAATTACTAAATGTACTATTGTCATTATCGTCTAAAGAACCTACATCGTCACTTTCAGAAAATACTCCACCTACTGTGTTGTCTTCTATCATTTAAATTACTAGTAGTCTTTCTCGTCAGCTAATTTAAATACTTGTGCATCGACTGTGTTTTTTGCTTTTCTACCTGCAGTTACATCTGTCTCGCTGTAGTCATCAGCAGGAAGACCTGTAGCAGACTTTACTACATTAATCTTACTGTCGCCTTGTTTGCCTGTGTCCTTACCATACATATTTTCTGGTAAATCGCCTTGCTTGTATTGTTTCATGATTGCCATGTTTTGTTTCTCCTATGTTTGTCGTTTATTCGCAGTTGATTGCAAATTTTTTGTTTCGTGTCTTATCCAATCTTTTATTTCAGAATGGCATAAAACTTCTGTCATAAAGTTTCCAAAAGAATTAACAATTGTTTCTTCTTCTTTTTCCTTTAAATGGTATTGATGGTAGCCTACATGAAGTAATTCGTGTAACACTACATTAATTGCATCTGGACCACCTCTTCCTATCATCTGTTTATCTAGATAAATTTTATAAGGAGGCTTACATATAAATGTACCTTCTGCTGAAACTAGTTCGTACATAACCTCGTGGTCTACTAGAATTAACTCTACTAAAAATGCCCCTATTCTTACAGTCTTAGGAAGATTCATAGTTTGTATTCCCATCCTAAAACAACTCCTACATTCCCTGTTCTTTCATAAGCAGGTGCAATAAAAAAAGTATCTTTCTTAAATCTTATCATTGGTAATATATTATTTTCTGAATACCCTGATACTATTCCATATTCTAATTTTAATAATTTAATATCCACACTCTTTCCAATGTAAAAACTAATATTGTTTTCACTATTATAATATATCCCCGATATGTTATTATCAATTGTACATCTCATGTGAGGGTGTATACTATTATAATTATTATCTAAACCTATGTGCATAGATACCGCTACTAGAAAAGATAAACAACTCAATATCCAAATACGCTATCTGCAGGTGCTGAGTCTTGTTTCTCAGTAGAAGTTAAATAATCATTTCCTCTAACTGATACAGGATGAGTTGGTCTACTCATACACCCATACCTAAGTGCATCATAAGCATGGTCATCTGCAGTCGTATCTACATCCTCTGCATTATTTTTATCTACAGGTAGCATTGGTAATGTCCTAATTAAATTTAAACAATTATTAAATATAAACATTGTTGGGTAACCTGTATCTTCTTCTATTCTTAATCTTTTATGGACTTCTAATTTTCCTGATATTCTACTTCTAGGACTTCTATCAGACTGTCTCCATCTGCATCCTTCTTGTATCATAGTCTCTGCAATACTTGGACCAACATCTCCTCGTCTTGCCCAAGTTGAACTATCAAGTACTCCATATCTTATGTACTCACCTTCTTCTGAATCTAAAACTCTTCTTGCAAATACATCGGCGGTATTTCTTTTTGCATATAGTTCTCTATACACAAATAAATTATTATCGTAATCTACTGCAAACCATAGACAACAAGCAGGTGAGCTGTATCCCCAGTCGGCTGCTCTAAATCTCATCCAATTTCTAGGTATGTCAAAAGGTTCTATGACATGGACTTGTCTGTTAAACTCTGGAAATGATGAACTCTCATAAGCATCCCAATCACCTTCTAAAAACTGTTTCTTCTGCACTTCAGGTAAAGATGCTAACATTGCGTAGTAATCATCTGTCTGCATAAGATAGGGGTTATCCTGTAACTTTGCAGGGATAAACTTTCTTGATATCTTCTTAACTCCCATTGGGGTAGGTATTTCTACGTCAAACTGATTATTTGGCTCTGACGGGTCTACAAACATCTCTTTGACCCATGTTGAACCTACGTTTCCGGGATTGCCTGTTGCTCTCATATAGACAGGAATCTCAGGGTCTACGCTTCTAAGGGATGACCTAAGAAAATTATATATATCGGCGGTAGGATATTGTGGTAATTCATCTATACCAATCCAAGTATACGACTGTCCTTGATATCTTAATGCGTCTGTTAAATTTTCTGCATATCCAAATTCTATTCTAGCACCTGATGGGAATCTCCATTCTTTTTCTTGTTCCCTCCACTTAGCACCGGGATAGGCTCTTGAATATAATTGTTGTGAGTGATTAATTAAATCTCTCAGTTCTGGCATTGTTCTTCTAACAAGTAATGCTCTATGATTTTTTCTATCACAATATCTTAGAGGGTCAACTAACATGGCATAAGATTTACCACCGCCTCTTGCACCCCCATAAAAAACTTCTCTTTCGCTTGATGCTAAGAAATCTGATTGAGGACCTTCATTTGGTTCAAAGATAATATCTTTTTTATCAAATGCTTTTTGTATTGTAGGTGAGGCTTCTTCTATTTCTTTTGTATCAATAACTGTTTTAACTTTGCCTTCTAATACAACATCTAAATCTCTAATCTTTTTATTTTTAGTTTCTAATTTATTTCTTTCTTTTTCTAATTCTCTTTTAGCTTTAAGAACTCTATCTCTTTGATAATCTAATTGTTCTCTAGCACTTTCTCTAGCTTTCTTTTTAATATTATTTTTATTAGTAATCTTATAAAAACCTTGTCTACTAATTTTTCTTTGTGTTTGAGAAAAAATATAGTCAACACATTTTTGTAAAGACTGTCCTTTTTTATGGAGTACTAAAGCATCTTCTAAAACTTTTAATTGTTCCTCAATAGGTTCTGCTATTGTGGGGTCAGTCTCAGATTGCCTATATCCAAAAGGAACTAAGTTACCTTTTATTTTTTTAGGTTCTGTCATTTTTTGGTGGTAATATAAATATCCCGTGTTGGACTTTAGCATTTAAATCAATGCGTTCTGTTTTAGATATTCCAACTCTATCTAATATTTGTTTGGCTGCCTCTAGTCTTATGTTTGCACCCGGTACACTTCCATCTTCATCTAATGCACCTATCATTCCCATAACTGCTTTTGGAGAATGGGTTGCTAACACACCTTCTGCTCTTTCAATTATTTCTTGCTTTAATGACTTAATAACTTTTTGATAGTTACTCTCATCATATCCTGCAAGTTTAGCAGCTTCTCTTGGGTTGCCTCTAGCATCACTAAACAAATGCTCTAAAAAACTTTTTTGCTTTTCTGTTAATTCTTTATTAACTTCAGGAACTAACATTCTTTACCTTTTGTAAGTGTCTTTCTGTTCTTTCTTGTAACCACTCAGGAGTTTTTCTAAGTCCTAGTTTATCTTCAATCTGTCTTTCTTTCATACCCTGTCTAGCATTGTTAATCATCTGGTCTCTAGCACCATGTTCACTTCTTTGTATAAAACCTAATCTAGGTGCTGTGAACACTAATTCAATATTCTTATCTTTCAGAGGTTTTTTTCTTGTGGTATATGTTCGTAGTTCATCCCACTCTAAACCTGTTGTTTTATTTCTGTATGTGTATATCGGCATTATTTTATAACCTCAAAATATTTCCTTTGATATGTATTTAAATCTTTTATTGATTCTATAGCAGAATCATTGCGACATAATTTATTATACATTGATTTATTGTTTACCCACTTTCTACCATTCCAAAATTCAAAC